GGGGAGAAAAATGTCCAGAGCAGTCGAATTAAGTTTTATAATTGGAGCTACAACAACAGGAGCAATGGCTGGTTTTGCAAAAGTATCTAAAGCATTGAAGGAAGTAAAAGATAATACTGAAAATTTGGTAAGAGCTTCAACTAAATTAGAAAAAATGGATAAAGCATCTAAGAAAATGATTGAGTTAAACAAAGCTTACAGTGAAGCTTCTAAAAAATTAAAAATGTTACAGGAAGCTCAAAAGAAAGCTGGAACCAGTGGGAGTTTATTTAATGAACAGATAAAAAAGCAGGAACGGATTTTAAATGATTTAAATAGACAGAAAGAAAGACAAAAGCATGTTTTTGAAGCAGCCAGAAGTTCTATAGAAAAAGAAGGATATGCTCTAAGAGGATATAAAGAGAGTTTAGAAAAAGTAAATAAAGAACTTAAAATAAATAACAAGTTAAAAGAAATACAGGCAATACATGAAAAAAGAATGGAAGTTCTAAATAAAGCACAGCAACATGGAGATACATTATTAAGACGAGGAGTTGTAGCTGGGGCATTAACTTTAGCACCTTTAAAAATATATATGGATGTTGAAGAGTCTCAGGCAGATTTAAGAAAAATTTTAGGAAAAGAAGCAGAACTTTATTATGATAAATTAGCAGAAATATCTAAGAAGTCTCCGCTATCTCAGATTGATTTAAATGAAATCGCGGGGGCATTGTCACAAGGTGGAATAAGAGGAAATGAAATTGTAAAATACACAGATATGGCTCAAAAAATGAAGGTAGCTTTTGATATGTCAACTCAAGAAGCAGGAGAATTTCTGGCAAAAACAAGAGAACAATTAAATCTTGTAGGTAAAGAAGGAACCGAACAGTTATTTTCTTACATGGATACAATAAATATGTTATCAAATAAATATCCAGTTCATGCTGCTGATTTAGCTGATATTTCATTAAGAACTGCAGGATATGCTAAAAATATAGGATTAGCAAAGGAGGCAAATTTAGGATTTGCAACTGCATTACAGTCTACGTTAAAAAGTTCAGAACAAACAAGTACTGTATTAAGTAAATTATATTCCGAATTAGCTCAGGGGGCTAATACTAAAGCCAAAGCAAGTGCATTACAATTTTTAGGAATAAATCCGAGTAGTTTAGAAAAAGAAATGGCTAAAGATGCTGAAGGAACAATCTTAAAAGTATTAGAAAGAATTAAAAATGCTAATTTAGCTGACAAAGCTGGATTAATAGGAGATATTTTTGGGAATAATGCATCCACGCAAAATGGAATAGCTGTATTAACTAATAATCTGGACGGATTAAAACAAAAATTAAATGAAGCTAAGCAAGCCGTAGGAGAAAACGACAGTGTAACAGCTGAATATAATGAAAGAATAAAAACTATTTCCAGTCAGTTAAAAATAGCAAAAAACAATTTTATGTTAGGTTTAGCTGATGTGGGAGCTTCATTGGCACCATTGGCGAAAGGTTTTTTAGAAACTATAACTCCTATGTTGAAAAGATTAGCTGATTTTATAAAACAGAATCCAAAGTTGGTCAGTGGATTAATGAAAGCTATAGGTGCTTTTGCTTTATTTAATTTAGGATTAGGAGGAAGCTTAAAGTTTGGAACTCCATTTATAAAGACTGCTTTAGGGGTAGTAAATGTATTTTCTAAATTAAATGCGGCTGGAGGACTTGTGGCAGGTTTTTCTAAAGTTTTTCCTGGATTATCAAAATTTGGAAGTATATTAGCTCCTTTAGGTAAAAATTTAGTTGGTGTTTTTTCAAAAGGTGGAATATCTATATTAAAGTTGCTTAATCCTGTAAATGCAATCAAAATGGCATTTGGAGGACTAAAATTGGGAGCTGCATCGTCTGTTAATATTTTAAAATTGCTACTTAATCCTTTTAAACTTTTAAAAAGTGCAATTGGAATAATAAAAAGTGTAGGATTAGCAATAAAATTAGCTTTTATGGCAAATCCAATAGGATTTTTAATTGGAGCTATAGCTGGGTTAATTGCAATATTTGTAATTCTGTATACTAAATCTACATGGTTTAGAAACGGAGTAAATAATGCAATTAAACAGATAATGCCACATGTTAAGGAACTTGGAAGATTGATTAAACAGGGAATAGGACAGGCTATAAGTTGGGTTTCTAGTAAAATGAAACAGGCAGGACCTCATATGAGAAATGCCTGGAACAGTTTGAAGCCAGTTTTATCTGTAATAGGAACTATACTAAAAGTAATTATTGTAGTTGCTATAAGATTAGTAATATCCACAATAAAGGCATTAATGGCGAACTTTAAATTTCTTGCAACAGTAGCTGGTGGAGTATTTAAAATGATAAGCAGTTCTATAAAGATGGCGATAGGAATCTGGAAGGGAATTTTTAAATTATTTGTAGCTTTTTTTACTGGAAAATGGAATGAAATTCCTGGAATTGTTTCAGGTGTATGGGAAAGTGTGAAATCTGGAATAAGTGGATTTGTTGAAGGTGCTAAAGGAATTTTAAAAGGCTTATTTGACTGGTTTGGAACTCAATGGGGTAATATAAAGAAAATGGCAGGAGATTTAGGAAGTGCATTAAATCCTGCAAACTGGGGTGGAAAAGTTCCTGGCAAATATACTGGGACTAACTATTGGGAAGGTGGTCTAGTAAGAGTAGCTGAGCGTGGAGCCGAAATGATTAAAATCCCAGGACAGTCTCCGTTTATTGCACAGAGCGAAATGATGATGAACTTGCCGAAGGGTACTGAAATACTCAATGCTTCACGGACAAGAAATACTTTAAGGGACAGAGTAAACAGAATAAAAGAAAGAGCTTCTAGTTTGGGAAGTAGTGGCTCAACTGTTGTGGGGGGAGACACTATAAATATCACAATTAATGCCGGAAATAATTCTAATGCAAATGATATAGCAAGAGAAGTCAGAAGAGCTTTGGCTGAAATGAAAAATAAGAAGGAAAGGGTGGCGTTTGGATAATGAAGATAAAAGTATATAGGACAGTCAGCGGAGATACTTGGGATTTAATAGCTTACAAAGTCTATGGAAATGAAAAATACTTCCATAGACTGATAAGAAATAATCTTAATTTAATAGATATATCAATATTTCCAGCTGATATTCCTGTCATTATCCCTGATTTTATCGAAGAACTGGAACAGGAAATTCAGGAAAACAAATTGCCACCTTGGAAACGAGGTAAATAATGCTGGCTAGAGGAATAAAGGTAATAGTGATATTTAACGGAGTGGATATATCTGAAGATATAGCTCATTCCATTTCTTCTCTTAACTACACTGATAACAGTAAAAATGCCATAGATGACCTTGAGCTGGAACTGGAAAACATGGATTATCGTTGGTTAAAGGAATGGTATCCAGACGAAAATGCCCAATTAATTGTCGGAATATATGAAGACAATGGGAAAGACGGAAGCTTTCTGGACATTGGGACTTTTTACATAGATGAGCCGACTTTTGACAATGACAGGCTTAATCTTAAATGTATAGCTATACCACTTGACGGGAATATAAGGGATCAGAAAAATACTAAAGCGTGGGAGGCAATAACTCTAAAGGAGCTTGTGACACAGATTGCAGCGCAGCATGAAATGAATGTAGAAATACATGCAGATAATGAATACTATAAAAGACTTGATCAGGAGAATGAAACTGATTTAGCTTTCATAGACCGAGTTATCAAAGAAACAGGACTGAGCATGAAAATATCTGACGATACTATTATCATCTTTGATGATGATGCCATAAAGGACAGTGAACCAATTGAAAAATTTAATATCCGCGACAACCGAATCCGTAGTTTCAGCTTAAAGAAGAAAAATAAAGGAATATACGACAAAGTCGAAGTAAGTTATTATGATCCTGATAAGAAAAAATTAATAAAGGAAACAATGACTAAAGAGGAGCTTGAAAAACGGAACGAGGTGAAAACTGATGCCTGATATGTCTTATGCGGAATATAAAAAACAAAATGGAAAAAAGTCTTCCGGGTATAAAAAAGCTAAAGCAAAACTCAAAGAAAAAGCGGATAAGAAAGAGAAAAGAAGTAAAAAAGAAAAGGTACAAAAAATAAAAACTAAAGGAAAATCAGATCCGAAGAAAGTGGCCAAAAAAACTTTAAAGGAAAATCTGAAACAGGAGTACCAAGTTACTTTGACCGTTGACGGAAGTACTAAATATATGGCTGGAATGATAATTGAGCTAGACGAAAGCTGGGGTAAATTTGAGGGTAAATATGTGATTGATAAAGTAAAACATAGCATCACAGGAGACTATTCGTGTGAGCTTGAATGCATGAAAGTCGGAGCTAGGGAAAATGCTGAAAAGAATGCTAAAGCTCAGACAAAAGAAGAACAAAAGAAAAAAGAAGCAGAAAAAGAAAGAAAAAAAGCTGCTAAAAAATCTAGTAAAAATAATAAGAAAAGTAACAGTAATAAGAACAGTAAAAATAATAAGTCAAGCAATAAATCAAGCAGTAAAAATAAGCCTATAAACAGAAAAATGAGCAGGTAAAAGTGACAAAAAGAAAGGAGTTAAAATGTTAGAAATATTAAAAGCTGGAGAAGTAAGTGCAATAGACCATAAAACAGGAAAAGTAAGAGTTTTATTTTCTGCAGGTGACAATAAAACAAGTGACTGGCTTAACATTTTAGTTCCTTTTTCAGAAAGTCATTCTGATAATTATATGCTTTCAGTTGGACAGACTGTGTACTGTTTATTTTTTCCTGAAATGATGGAACAGGGAGTGGTAATTGGATGTCCAATGCGGAACAGTTCTGGAAGTGCAAGTGAGGTAAAGAGAACATTTTCTGATGGTGGGTTTTACAGTTATGATAACGGAGTTTTAACGTTAAATCCAGTTTCAAAAGTTGTGATTAATGCTGATGCGGAAATAAATGGAAACTTGACTGTATCTGGAATAACTGTAACAGGAGGAAATATTAATTTAAATACTCACACTCATAGCGGAGTTACTGCCGGCGGAAATAAGACAGGAGGTCCTCAATAATGATAGGAAGTTTTGGTAGAATAGTTTTTAAAGTTTCAGACAAACAAGTAACAACTCTGAATAATCAAATTAACCGTGAATATAAATCTAAGATATCAGAACATACAGCTATATACGGTCCAGGTATGATTAGGCATCAGGGAAGGGAACTGTCAGAAGTAAGTTTAAGTATTACTTTAATATCATCTTTGATAACTGAAACTTCCTTGGAAGAACAGTTGAATGACATAAAAACTATGTGGGAATTTGGAG